TCATAATGTGGGTATCTACGTTTAAGATCTTCAAGGATTGGGGTTATATTCCCATCCAAGAATTTATTAAACGCATGGAGAGTAGTAACTCTTGATTTTATATTAAGAGCGAATTTCTCCTTATGTCCAATGATTTTCATCATTAGGTAAGAAAGATCCGGAATCGTTTGGAATCTAACCGGAGTGTACCCTCTAGAGTAAACTATTTCATATACCATCTGATATAACAGGTGATATTTTGAATGGTTTTCTAGGAGACCTCTGATTTGGATCCCGGTTACCTCTTTTCCTTTGATGATAACTCTTTTCGCAAATTCATACATATCTGAAGATATGTTGGATTTGGGAATTGAGATATCTACTTCTAACTCTTTCATAATTCTTTGGTATTCTTTTGCTACCTCATCATGGTAGATTACAATATCATCACCTAGAATTTGGTAATGCATTTCTGCAAGACCTAATTCTTTGTGTATGAATTGTAAGACTACATGGTGAGTAATAGTAAAAGTTGACCAAGAACTATATGCTCCCATTGGTTGACCTGCTTCATATGTTATGAAACGATCTTCCCATGGTACATAGAAAGGGAAAGTTGTAAGTATCATTCGCCATCGAGTTGCAGTGTCAGCTCCAAACATTTTCTTAATTAGCTCTTCTTGAAGAGCAATTGGGAATCTGTCTGTAGCAGAACTCAAATCGAACGAATAGTACTTGTGTCCCAAAGGTTTAGTGGTGATCCATGGATCTTGAGTAAAGGTTCTATCAGTTTCGATTCTTCGTAAAAAGTTAAAATGAATTTTATGAATTTGTTTTAACCATTGTTGAGACCAGAAGTCAAATATTGCGATAATTCGCGATTTTGCCTCTGGATCTTCTACAATACTTAGTTTTCGAATTTGACCTCGTTTCAATGTTGAAAGTTGTGTATCGAACCAAGAGATCGTTTTGATCTTTTGTTTCATATACTCTTTCCACATTGTAACAACGGTATGATATTTCCATACTCTATTTGGTGATAAGATTCCTTCATACTCAGTCATTATAGGTCCAAGGTTGGTACCTTTTAGAATTGTTTTCAATTCTTGGGGCATCTCCCATAGATCTGTAAGGGCTGTCCGAGTAGCTGTTCCATTAGGTCCAGACTTAACTGAAAGAACTATTTCCTCTCTATCGAAATATAATGGGATTTTGTAATTCCAATTGTATTTTCTTAGAAAGGT